GCAGCGCCGAGGCAAGCGGCAACAAGCCATCTAGCGTCAGCAGCAAGATGTCGCCGCCGTACTTCATCATGCAGCGCTTGGAGATAGGCGCACCCACCATCCAGACGCCGATCAGCGCCCATGTGGAAGCGCTAGAGGGGTCGGTTCCGCGATAGACGATGATTTCGCCCTTGTCGGTGACAAACACAAGGTTGTCATCCACACCGTAACCCGCGTCAATCGTCCATGTGCCGACAGAAACTAACTTGCCACCGAGTTTGGCGACGGCAGATAAGTCCAATGCTTGCGCTGCACCGCCCACCGATAGGGTCGGCAAGTACCACGCCTTAAGAGTGTCTTTTTGGATAAACCACAGTCGGTTCTTAAACAGCGTGATGTTATCTAACGTGGTCGTGGTAACGCCCGTAATGGCAGGCGATGACGCGCCATCAATCGCCGTCCACGTTGAGCCGTTATACAACTGCGGCTTGTCCACCCCGTTTACGGCCATCAAGAAGTTGCCGCCGGGGGTCGTGATGTTGACGTATTCCCAGCGGGCGTTAGTTAGGCCGCTGACCGCCGCTGCACCCACCGCACCTGCGGAAGTTACGTCATAAAACGCCGTACCCGATGCGGCAAACATTTTGTTGCTTGCCGCACCCGAATACACCATCAGGCTTTCAACTTGGCTCGGCAGCCCGGTGGCGTGTTTCGTATATCCACCGCGTAAGTTGACGTTGGAGACGCCCGGAAAGAAGTTATCCAACGTGACGGCATCCGTGGGAGCCATGTTGGCGAGGGAATCACGGGCGTTCCAACCCCCAATCGGGGCGGGGAGCGATGCCACATTGGCGTTGGTTTTCTGGACAAGGCGACGAGGCATTTTAGTTGCTTTCCGTGCCGTAACCGCTGTCCGGGATGTTGTCGTAGCCGATCAACACCGTACCCGGTCGTGGCGCAAACGACAGGTTGGCAGCCGCCGTGTCCTGTGCAATAGCCGTTTCCAACTCCGTCAGGTAATCGCGGTAGATAGCCGTGGTATCAAAGCCCTTGGCTTCAAAATACTTGAGCTTGGTGGACAGCACCATCACCCGATCTGGGTAGATGCAGGTATCGGTGTCTACCGTGAAACTGTTTTTCGGGGTGCCGTTAGCGGCTTGCGCCCACGCCTTGCTGCGGTACTCAAAGCCGAGCAACTCGCCAGCGTTCATACCCGGCCAAATCTGGAAATACGCGCCTAACAAGCGCCAGCGGATGCGCGGGCCGGTGCTGATGTAGCCCGAGAGCAGCCATTCCCATTGCTGCGGCGACTCGGGGCCGATCATCTCCCAACGCTTGCTCTTATCCCAATGAGTACGATTAACCGTGCTGTAGTAGTCAGCGGGGAGGTCGTACTTGACCTTTTGGAATATCAACTCGCCGCCCACCTGCCCCTCGGTCGGCTCATAGTTGAGCGTGACCTGTGAGGCGCTGTCCACGCTAGTGATGTAGGTCGCGTTGGGAATACCTACGCCCTGCACTTGGTAAGCGGTGGACAAACCGGCAGTAGAGGGGATGCCCGTAATCGTGTACGCGCTATCCGTCCATGTGCCGGTGGTGGAGATGGCTTCCGTGTAAAACGTGTGCTGACGGGTCAGCTCACGCCAATCCGCACGACGCATCAACTCGTAACCCGAGGCGTTCATCAGCGCTAAAAGCTGCACAACGTCTTGGCTTGTGTTGCCCGCTACCGTTGAGGGCGTGGCAATACCCAGCTCGTTCGTGACTTGCTGGATCAGTTCAAGCATCGTGGTCGTGGACATACACTATTCCTCTTTAGGCGGTCGCCCTCTGCGTTTCGGGGCTTCCTGACTCAACAACTGCGCCATCTGCGCCTGCAAGGCGGCAAGTTGTTGCTTGGTTTCTTCTAGTTCCGCGTTTGCTTCAGTTCGGTTCTTGCGATTAAGGTACTGCCGAGCGCGTTCCCGCAGCCCAACACCACCCATAATGCGCTGCAACTGGCCGTCAGACGCCAACGCCAACTGCTCTACCGTCACAAACTTCAAAATAGACAGTTCTGCGATGTGATCCCGAGTAATTTCTTCGGGATAATCGCGGTGCCATTGCGACAGCGGCGTACCGATTTCTTGCGCTGCCCCCTCGCCCTGCTGCATTTGGAAATACAGCCATTGGCGCGGGAAGCGCTCTCGGTGTTCGTCCCTCGCGGGCTGGTCAATCACGGTGTTTTTGTCACCGGGGATAGAAATACGCACAAAGGGCTTTCCTTCCCAGCCTTTTGAGTCCGAAATGTAAAATTCCGCGTGCAACTGTGAGTCGCCGTTGGAAATATCGCTGTCTAGTGGCATCGTCCTTACTCCTGTGGGGATTGGGGTTAAACTTTGGAGCCGGTCAACGTGTACCAAATTGAGTTCGTGACCGCCCAACAAATAATGGAATGATCCGTTTTACACTCTGCGCTGGTCGTGACGTTAATAGTCGTCGCAGCTTCATACGGGTAAATTAAAACTTTATTTGCTCCTGAGTTGGTAATGTAAATCACCTCTCCCATTTCGGTCGGCGGCAGTTTAACGCCGCTTCCCGATGGAGCCGTATCTATATGGTTAAAAACGTGCGTAATCTGCGTCGCATTGCCCGCAGACGTTCCTGCCGCCACAATGTCATCCACTCCATCCCCACAAATGGAGACGGTAGATAACTGCGACACTCCCGAGCCAAGTACCCGAGAAGGAATCGGCACTTATCAGGCTCCGTCTAACGAAACCCAAGTCGTCGTGCTAGTACCGAAATACAGATTGGCCTTACCGGCGGCAATCGTATCCGAGGCGCTGCCGTTGATCGTAGAACCCGTCAGCGGGTACACAGCAAGCGCGTTTGCGCCGTCGTTACGCACAACCATCATTGCGCCCGCTTCCACCGCCGGGAGCTTTACACCCGTGCTAGCGGCTGCCGTAGAAACGCGCACCCAAGTGTTGTTGACCTGCGTGGCGTCGGTTGCCGTCGTACCGGCGGCTGTGACGCTGTTATCAACCTGACCGCAGATTGCTTGAGCGGAACCGCCCGACTGACCTGCGCCTTGTACTCGTGAAGGAAATGCCATCGTCGTTACTCCTATGCTGCAAAATTTAACTTGCGTCGTTCTTCCAAAATGGCCGCAATCAGTCCCGGCCCTCGGGCGTCTATCGTGATGTCATCCATCACGGCATACACCATCTGAAACTCGTTCGCCTGCTGTGCCATCGCGGCATTGCAGGTAAATTTACGTTTTGCCTCGCCAACGTACACATCCATCGTCGGGCCTGTCATTTCGCCCGTAAACCGTTTCATGCCGTCAGCGTTGTTGCAACTGTCGTATCCAAAAAGCACAAATTTGCGAAACCCAAGCAGGTAGCCAATGTTGATGGCTCTCATGCCGCTTGTCGTCCCGCCGCCAACGGCTAGTTTACCACCACCAATGGCTTTCATTTCTGGCCCCTCTGCCCATGAGTGCCACAGGACGACCTTGCGCCCCTTCAAGTGGTCAAATGTCACGGGCGGGCAGCGAGAAGCCACTAAGTAAGTGGTGTGATCGTTGGCCTTTTGAACACCGCTTGTGCGATCCCGAGGGTCAAGGTTGACCCACAAGTCAGGCGTTACGCCGTGATCGCACAGAAAGTCATGCGCTGCCTTGACCGCCACAATTGGGCGACCCATATCGCGCTGCGCTTTGATTTCATCAATGTAAGCGGGCATTGACCACCCGCTCGCTACGCACACAAACGTACCGTCGTGCTTTGTAGGAGCGGGGGCCAACTCTGGAAGCCCACGGGCAAGAGCCGAACGGATGTTGGAGCAAAGCTCCTCTGGCGTTCCTGCTGCTTGCACCGTGAGTTCCAGTTTTTGCATGGTTACGGGGTCGCGTTAGACGGAACCGGGATAACCATTGTGTAGGCCGCAACAGCCGTCATGGCCGAGGTAGCCGAGGCGGTCACTTCCGTGACAACACCGGCAACCAACGCACCAGAAACGGTCGCATCGTCCAACACGCCTTCAGTTGACGTTGTGTAGAGGGCCACCGCCGGGAGGCAGGAAGCCGACACCACGACGCGAACCTTACCGCCAAGCTGCACCCAACCATAATCACCCGAGGCGATAGACACCTGCGCGAAGCCGACACGCTTGGTGGCGGCAACGCGAGCAGTCGTCGCATTGGTGGCAATGTTGGTGTTGGGGATGCAAACCGCGTTGTACTGGGAAATGTTGGAAGCAGCCTGCACATAGACAGCCTGACCACCATCGTCCAAGTTCACCACAGTTCCGACATTGATCGCAGCGCTCGGCTGCGTGTCGGTGAGGGCGGGGTACGCGAACCCATTAACAATAACTGGCAT